CGATGGAGGGCGACTGGTTCGACCCGAGCGACGAGACGATCGACGAGTTCTTGTCGGACTCGGATCGCGGAGGCGAGCTCGTCTATCAGGACGAAGACTTGCTCGTCACGCGGATCCCCCACAGCGGCTACGACGAGTCGCTCGTGTTCAACTACCTCGACATCGGGTACGTCGCGGTCGACCGCTTCCAGGACTTCGACCGCGAAGGGCATCCCGATACGTGGTCGATCGAGTCCGTGGCTCTCAAGCACGAGTATCGGGGGACCGGTGCGTCGTACGACATGTACGACCACATCCAAGACTACGCCCCGTTCAACTTGTACCAAGCGATCGGTGAGTCTCACAGCTTCACTCCTGCGGGGAAGGCGTTCGCTATTCGATGGCTTTCGCACCGTCTAGCCCTCGAAGAAGACCGGGCATCTGGGCTCGTGGGACTGACGGAGTCGATCGTTTGGACCGCCCAGCTGGCTCTCGAAGCTGTTCGCAACGCTCCGGTCGTCGCTAACGGTGTCGGCTCGCCCGACGGTGAGACCCTCGACGAGGTCTTCAAAGAGTGGGCTCACAACAACATGAGCGGGAAGAAGGGCTTCCAGTCGACTCGAACAGCGATCGAAGGGGAGCCCGGCCCTATCACCTCGCTCTCGGGAGGAGGTGCTGGGACGCTCAAGACGCCCTGGCTCGTCGAGCCGGTCAAAGACGTGACGTCCGGCGGTCGATTCGCTGACACTAAGGCGAAGGGTCAAGGGATGGGGCTCGAGCGATACGCCGACAGCGCTGTCGCTGAGCGAATGCGTGCCGACCCTGCAGTGATCGACGCGATCGTTGCGATGGGCCCTGGCGAGTACGGGTCGTTCGGCATCACGTACGAGGCGCTCGGGATCGCTCGTGAGGGATCGTACGCTCGGACAACCGCTCGGACGAAAGAGCTCTACCCCGAGGACACCCGATACATGAACGCCGAGCAGACGAAGAGGTGGCAAGCCGCTACCGCCCAGGCGTCTCGCGAGAACGGTCAGGCGATCTGGGACTCGCTCTCGAAAGCAGAACGGCGGGACTACGTTACGAACGGCATTCCGGATCGGCAGGATCTCGCTACTCGTCAGAAGGAGTATCAGCAGAGGGTCGACAGCGGCTTCTACACGAAGTACCCGCAGTACGACCAGGGAATGCCGACCGACATCAAACGGCGAGACGTGATCGGGGGCTTCGGGATCGTCCACAACCTCGGGCAGGCGTGGTACAATACGTCAGGCAACGGTCGATCGATCGCGATTCAGCTCGCAGCCCGCGACGAGTTCGGGTTGACGGGCCACATGTCCCGATTCAAGAGTGCTCCTGATGCGAAGCTAGGCTTCGACGAGTATGCTCGATCGGGTAAGCTCCTCCGTCTCTACGTTCGTCACATGTACGAGAACACGCAAGCGGAGTTCGCAGCTGCTGGCATCACCCACGTGAACGTCGCTCGGGGGCTCCGAGACGTGACGAGTCGGGGGACAACTCGTCTGACCTCGCAGCCCGTCTCGTCGTGGACGGCAAGCAAGACCGTCGCGAAGAAGTTCGGGAGTTCGATCGCGTACACACGCTTCCCCGTCTCGTGGGTGTTGTCGACACCGCGAACGGGAATGGGCATCTTGCCAGAGCTCGAGGTCACGATTCTCGGTCGACGGTCGTACTACGGGCACGTTACTGACAACCCTGGATACGTCTTCCAGCCTGGGATGCCCGAAGGCCCGTCCCCGGAGGTCGGGTGATGATCGACATCGATTCGGGCGTGAATCTCGACTGGCTTCAGCAGTCGCGGGACGCAGGCGACTACAAGCCGAGCGATCTCGAGTTCAAAGAGTGGGCTCACAACAACGTGCCGGGCAAGAAGGGGTTCCAGTCGACGAACGCCGCTCGCGCTTCTGCGACCGCTGCTACGTGGGACCTCTACGCGGAAGGCACGGCGGCCGGGGCTTTCGGAGACGGCGTCAACGAGATTGGCTACGTCTACACAAGCGACGGGCGAAAGCTCTCGCTCAACGTCGACAACACTCCCATCGGCTCTGGCGGGGTGGGTCTGTCGATCGACCACCTCGCCGAGGCGGATCTGATGAACTCCGTCGTCGTTCACACGCACCCGGGGGATGGCTTGTCGTCGTTCTCACCCCACGACGTTGCGACCCTGATTGCCTCTGGCGGCTCTGAAGTTCGTGCGATCACGGGCGACCACGTGTTCGTTGCCACCAACCCCCACCCAGGCAAGCGAGACGACGCTGCTGGGTGGCGAGTGTACCGTAAGATCGATCGAGACCTCGACACGTTTCGATACGTCGTCCAGAACTTCAACCTCACACCGAATCGGGGAGAGACGATGGCGCAGTGTGTCGATCGTCTGTGGCACCAGTCGATAACCGTGTCGCTTCAGCAACTCCACATCCCGTATCGTGCGTATACGATTCGGGATCGTGGCTGGGAGCTCCCGGAGATGCCTAAGCCATGACAACGCTCGGTTTCGACCTTGCCCCAACCACCGAGATCGTGTTCGACGACGGTTCACGGATTCGCTTGCCATCTGCGCTGTCCTCCGTCGAGGTAGCACAGATTCTCACATCTGAAGGCACCTCAGACGCTCAGGTCGATCCGGGGGACGGGAAGTTTGGCTTCAAGGACTGGGCGAGAAACAACACACCCGGCAAGAAGGGCTTCCAGAAGACGGGCGATGACTCGTTCGAAGGGAGGCTCGGTCGATGCTACGAGCTCTCTGGACGCTACGTCGCCTTCGAGGAACCGTCTGCGACCCTCGTTCACGGCACGATCCAGGGGATGGGACACCCAGCACTCGGGCATGCTTGGGCAGAGATGCCGAATGGCGATGTCTGGGAGCCCGCAACGAATCGACTGTGGCCTGGGCCGGCGTTCAAGGGGATGTTCAACCCGACGGTCAGTCGACGCTACTCCCATGACGAAGTAATGCGACACATTCTCGACACCGAGCACTGGGGGCCATGGGATGCGACGATCGGGGCGAAGGAGTGGGCGAGGAACAACGTCGCCGGTAAGAAAGGCTTCCAGCCAGTCTCGTCTGACGAAGGCGCGGCCGTCCACGGCTACATTCAAGGGAGCCGACGATATCGAGACGGCTACGTGGCGATCAACGGCGCTCTTCGTAGGGGTCAGTCGAACGCGTTCGTCGACGCTGAAGTTGCGAAGATCGATTCGGCGATCGACAAAGCGGGCCCACTTTCCGAGATGACTGTCTCGAGGATCACGAACATTCGCGATCTCGGAGGTGATCGAGCAACGCTCGTCGGTCGAGAACGAACCGACCTCGGGTACTTGTCGACGACGAAGACCGGCGGGAAGGGAGTGTTCGTCACCGGCGGCGACACCCTCATGACGATTCATGTCCCTGCGGGAAGTCGAGGGCTCGACGTCAACGGGCTGCCGTGGCAAGTTCGACAGCGATTCGTCGGTACGCCCAAGCAAGGGACCACGTGGGAATCGTACGACGAAGTGATTCTCGCGCGAGGGACAACGCTCCGCATTCGATCGATCTCGCAGTCGCCCGACTGGCACGGCAACGTCGGACGAACGATCCCGAGATGGCTCGTTGATGCAGAGGTCGTTCCCTGATGCCCCGAGCTGACGTCCCGTCCGTCTGGGCGCAGGCGGCGGAGATTCTCGACCCGACGCCTGACCCGTACTGGCACGATCCTGTCGTGTGGGCGAAGACGTGTATCCCGTCGTGGTACGGTTCGGCGTACCAGCTAGACATCCTGACGAACCTCTCACAACGCAGACGGGCTTGCGTTCGCGGTCCTCACGGGTTGGGGAAGTCGGCCTTGGCGGCGATTGCTGTTCTGTGGTTCGCTGACACTCGAGACAAGGCAGGCGTCGACTGGAAGGTCGTCACTACCGCCGGGGCATGGCGACAGCTCTCGCACTACCTCTGGCCCGAGATCAAGAAGTGGGCCGGGCGAATGACGACGAGAGGGTTCACGCGGGAGCAACTGCTGATGCTCGAGCTGAAGCTACGCTTCGGGCAAGCCTTCGCAGTCGCTTCGGACGAACCTGCGAACATCGAGGGTGCGCATGCTGACCACATCCTGTACGTCATCGACGAAGGCAAGAACGTCATCCCCGGCACCTGGGATGCGATCGAGGGGGCGATGTCCACGGGTGAGGCCTACGCTCTTGCCATCTCCACCCCCGGTCGACCGCAAGGGCGCTTCTTCGACATTCAGTCCCGGAAGCCCGGCTACGACGACTGGTGGGTTCGACACGTCTCGCTCGACGAAGCGATCGCGGCTGGACGCATCTCGCCGAAGTGGGCGGAGCAACGACGGCAGCAGTGGGGCGAGTACTCTCCCATCTACCAGAATCGTGTCCTCGGTGAGTTCAGCACCCGCGACCAGGAAGGCATCATCCCTCTCGAGTGGGTCGAGAACGCTAACATGCGCTGGGAGGAGCTGAAGGAGAAGGGACGTCTCGAACGAGAACCGATCATGTGCGCTGCTAGCGACATCTCGAGCACAGGGCCCGACGAGTCGTGGCTAGGCGTTCGACGAGGTCACGTCGTGAGTCGCCTCTGGAAGGTGCAGAAGCATTCGACGATGACAACGACCGGTGCGATCGTCGGAGCGATTCGGGACACTTCCGCTTACGCCGTCGTCGATGTCATCGGGGTCGGGACAGGGGTCGTCGATCGCCTTCGAGAGCAGGGCTACGCTGTTGACGCCTTCAACGGGTCCGAAGGGACAAAGAGCCGAGATCGGTCGAACGAACTCGAGTTCGTCAATCGCCGTGCTTGGGCGTGGTGGCACTTACGCGATCTTCTAGACCCGTCGTTCGACGCTGATGTAGCCCTCCCTCCGAACGACGAGCTGCTTGGTGATCTGGTCGCTCCGAAGTGGATCGACACGTCGACGGGCAAGATCAAGGTCGAAGAGAAGGACGAGATCCGCAAGCGCTTGGGACGGAGCCCCGACGCTGGAGATACGGTCGTGATGCTGTTCGGGGGAGAGGCTCCGTATCGCGACGTGACCAACTTCTTGCCCGTGTCGATGGAGAAGACATCGACATGGACGAGCATCGCGACGCCTGACTGAAGGAGCAACCTACATGCCGTCTGCTCGATCGGCCGAGACGCTCCGAGAGATCGGAGCGACGGGTCTCAACCTCTACGGAGGGTGGATCTACGAGGAGTACTTGCCCGAACTCTCGGGGGAACGAGGGCGACGTATCTTTCGGGAGATGACGGAGCAGGATCCCGTCGTCGGTGGCATCATGTTCGGCATCGAGATGCTCCTTCGACAGGTGCCGTGGCAGTGCGTTCCAGCAGACGACTCCGACAAGGCAGCCGAGGTCGCGACTTTCGTTCAGGAGTGCATCAACGATCTGCAGCCGACGTGGGCGGAGACCGTCAGCGAGATCCTGAGCATGTTGCAGTACGGCTGGAGCTGGTTCGAAGTCGTCTACAAGATGCGAGACGGCAAGGAGAGTCGATACAGCGACGGCAAGATCGGCTGGAAGAAGTGGGCGATTCGAGCGCAGGAGACGCTCAACGGGTGGGAGTACGACGGACAAGATCTCGTTGCGATGAAGCAACTTGCACCGCCCGACTTCCGAGAAGTGAGGATCCCGAAGACGAAGTCGCTGCACTTCCGGACGAAGTCGCGGAAGGACAACCCTGAGGGAGTGTCCGTTCTTCGCAACGCTTATCGCCCGTGGTACTTCAAGAAGCACATCGAGACGATCGAGGGGATCGGCGTCGAGCGAGACCTCGCTGGTCTCCCAGTGATGTGGGTGCCTGCACGCTTGCTCTCCGCTTCGGCGACCGCGGATGACAAGGCGCTGTTGACGGAGCTGAAGAAGGTCGTCACGAACATCCGTCGAGACGAGCAAGAGGGCTTGCTCATGCCTCTCGCGTACGACGCAGAGGGCCGAGACCAGTACCGTTTGGAGCTCCTGAGCTCGGGCGGGTCGCGACAGTTCGATACGGACCGAATCGTCACACGCTACGATCAGCGAATCGCGATGACCGTGATGGCTGACTTCATCATGCTAGGTCACGAGAACGTCGGCTCGTACGCGTTGAGCTCAGACAAGACGGCACTGTTCGGACTGGCGCTCGGCTCCTGGCTCGACATCATCGGGACGTCGATCCAGTCGCAGGAGTTGCCGCGGCTGCTCAAGATCAACGGCATCGATCTCGACCTGATGCCAACGCTAGAGCACGGAGATATCGAATCGCCCGACTTGGGTAAGCTCGGCGACTTCCTCAGCAAGTTGGCAGCTGCTGGGGCGATGTTGTTCCCGAACCCGACGCTCGAGAAGCACCTGTTCGAAAGCGCAGGTCTTCCCATCTCGGAAGGAGGGCTTGCGGAAGATGTGCCCCCGCAGGCCCTCCCTCCGGCTTCTCCCGAAGGCGCCCCTCCCGCTGAGGGCAACGCTCCGGCACCGCGAGCACCTGCAAGGCAACAAGCTCAGCGGTCGACGGCAGGGCAGCAGTCGGAGTCGACTCAGCGGCGAGCGGCGACCGAGGACGACGTTCAGACGTGGGAGCAGTTCTTCGAAGAAAGGGGGTGGGCTTCCACGCCGTCCCCTTTCGATGATACGTCCCAGCAGTTCTGGGCGGGCAACGTCCAGAAAGGGACGAAGGGCTTCCTGAGCACTAGCAGTGGGCCTGGAGGAGGACCAAGCCACGATACGCTTCACCGCTACTCGCCCGACGGGGGAGCAACGTGGTCCGCTGATCGAGTGTCATCGGTTCACAATCCCATCCTCGAGAGCATCGCCGCTCAGCCCGCAGACATCAGCCCGACGGGACCCACCCTCTTCATGACAGGAGGCGGCTACGGCTCGGGTAAGAGCACTCTTCTCGACAACTTCCCCGAGGTCGTCGGCTTCCCGTCCAAGGGTCACGCTACACGAGTTGACCCCGACAAGATGAAGGAGTCGATCCCGGAGTTCTTCGCCCGCACGGGCAAGGGTGACAAGACCGCTGCGAGCTACGTTCACGAGGAGTCGTCGTACCTGTCCAAACGCGGAGTGGCTCAGGCCCTCTTGTCAGGCAAGGACACGGTCTACGACACCTCCGGAGATTCGGGCGCTGAGAGCCTCGCTCGCAAGGTGCAGCAGTTCCGTGAGAAGTACGGTGCTGTTCGAGTCGTCGGCAACTACGCTACGCCGGGGAGCTGGGCGGAAGCGATTCGACGAGTTGACGGCAGAGCAGCGAGAGCGGGTGCAGCTCGACGAGACATTCCTCACCCAGCCATCGTCGCGAATCACATCAACGTCGCACGAACATGGCTTGGGTCAGCTAAACGGGGGACATTCGACGAGCTCAATCTGTGGAGCACGGCGGGGAAGTTCGGCTCTCCACCGACGCTCATCGCGCGAGCCGTAGGAGGGAAGATTCACGTGTTCGACCCAGTGGCGTTCGACGGATTCGTGAACGGTGGTAGCGAGCCGTGGGAGTAGGGAGATGACAGAACCGATCATGATCGTCGATCCCGACGAAGTGCTCGCTGCACTCGACGCTAGGGACCCGTTCCCGGGCTTGTCTGTCGAGGCAGTCGAGCAAGTCCCGATGGATGTGATACGAGGGATCTCCCCTGACGAGAGCTCGCTTACGTACGGGCCAATGGAGCTCGCGTATCGCGAAGCGATCGAGAAGTGGTACAACGCTCACGAGGGAGCAGGTCTCGAGCTTCCGTTCGACGTCGCATCCGACATTCGGATCCCGGAGGATGTCTGATGCCCTATCTGATTCAACATCGATGTCATCTCGCGGATGACTTCAGCGAGTACGGAATCGTCAACTCGCTCGTCGATCGGAAAGACGTCCAGCGGCTCGTGTGCCCTACCTGCAGGGAGGAGCTCGTTATTCTGACGAAGGGCTCGTTCGCCGAGGCTCGACCGATGCCCGACATTCCCGGGTTCGTCATTCCGGGACGTCGTCAGTGAAAGCTGGGTCGTTGCTGATCCGACCGCTTCGACGACCAGCGACCGTTCAACGCTCCGAGGACGACCTCGCCCTTCGAAACGCCGATCAAGCCAGGCCGTCGTTCGAACGAGACTGGTTGTCGCTCTGGACAACCGTTCGTGATCGAATCAGCCCGACTGACCTTGCCCTTCGTCTCGAGCGAGACGGCTCGCATGCCGAGACCGTCCCGTGGGGCGACATCCGTGATCAGCTCACGACGATCTACATCTCCCATCTCGGCTCGCTCGCCAAGAAGACGGCAATCGAGACAGTGCCGTCGACGCTCGCTGTTCGTTTCGCGGACCCCGTCGAGACATCCCTCGAGTTCCGATTGCGGCTCCTCAGGGCGGAGGAGTACCTGGGCGGTCCAGAGTTCCAGCGCATTCTCACTACGCTTACATCGCAAGAAGTCGAGGCCGTTCGACAGCTGTTGGAGACATCCTTCAGCCAGGGCATAGCCCCGCTCGAGATCGCCGCTCAGATCAAGAACGCGATTGGCCTCACGCCCGAGTATCTCCAAGCGATCTCGCGGTACTCGCGGAACTTGACGGTGCCCGATGCTCGTCGAGAGCTGTTGACTGAACGGTACCGCAACAAGCTCCTACGCTACCGCGCAGAGACGATTGCTCGGACTGAGACGATTCGAGCTGCGAACATCGGCCAACTTCGATCGTGGCGGACGGCGGCGGATCAAGGTCTGCTCCCAGCGAATCGAACCCGTCGTCTGTGGATCATCACCCCGGATGACAAGCTGTGTGGACGATGCCTGTCGCTTCGTGACACGACGACAACGCTCTCGGGGGTGTATCGAGTCGGTTCGCTGTACGTGACGACACCGCCCGCTCACCCGCGATGTCGATGCGCGATGGGGCTCGTCTTCGTCTAGTCGCGAAACCGCACTAGAATCGAATCTCCCACGAGGTCTTCGATGCGGTGGCTACTTATGCCATGCATTGGGCGAGACCGTGGGAGATTCGAGGCCAGTGCGGTTGTACACGATTCTACAAGAGGAGAGGGTCTGCAGGGTCGAGCTACTCGCAGTCCATCGATGTCAGTGGCCCTTGATTGCCTAACGTTCGCCCCCTTAGCCTTCAATGGGCACCAGGATCCAGCCCGAGCTCTTGAGGGAGAGGTCGAGGGCGCAAAGCGACCGATCGGTCGGTCAGAAGGGGTCGCATTGCACTCGGGAATGGTCCGCGTCCCTTCGCCAGAAGGAGAGTCGCTCGTGCCTGACCCGTCTCTCGTTGAACGAGGCGACTCGCTCTTCGTTGACCTCCCGTCTTCGAGCTCGACCTACACCGAGCAGGAGTGGATCCCGTTCCTGCCGAAGCCCGGCAAGTACGAACACCCGAAGTACGGCATCATCGACGTTACCCCTGGGCAGAACGCCGAGCTGATCGCGTCCGTCAAGAATCGCGTGTATCAGGAACACATCCCCCTCGACGCTGAGCATGAGACCAAGCTGAGCGGGGCGATGGCATGGATCCGAGACATGCGCTTGAACGAGGACGGTTCCGGCGACGCTCTCGTCGACTGGACTGCCAGGGGTCTCAAGCTCGTTCAAGACGGGCGATTCAAGTACGTCTCGCCGGAGTGGTTCCGATCGTGGCGCGATCCCGCTTCCGAGCAAGTTCACACGAACGTGATTGCGGGAGGTGCCCTGACGACTCGACCGTTCTTCAAGGACCGGGCTCTCCGGGCTCTCGTGGCAAGCGAGAACGGCGCCGACGTCATCGGCAACGAAGAGGAGCTCAGGTTCGCCATGAGCACATGCAAGACCTGTGACAAGCAGTTCGAGGGGGAGGGAACGCTCTGCCCCGACTGCACCAAGAAGGAGGAGCAGACGCAGATGACCGAACAGGTCACGATCACGATGGCAGAGGTCGAGGAGCGGATCACCGCTGCTCGGGTCGAGATCACCCAGGAGTTCACCGAGCAGCTCACGACCGCGAACACGCTGGCTGCGTCTGAGAGGTCGGCTCGTGAAGATGCCGAAGCACGTCTGGCAACGCTCGAGCACGAGCGGCGCGTGGCCAAGTTCACCGATCTCGTCCTCGACTACGAGGGTGGGGCTCGGTGGTTCGGCGATGCCGAGCAGCATGTGACCATGCTCGAGACGCTCGCGACGTCGTTCGGTGAGACGTCGGACGTCTTCACCGGCTACGTGAACCAGCAGCAGGCTCTCGCCGCACAGCTTCGTCAGTCGGCGTTGTTCACCGAGATCGGTTCTTCGCAGGCTCCCGAGCGCGGTGGTGCTGAAGCCCAGATCGAGGCGATGACCAAGCAGCGGCAGGCTGATCGCCCCCAGCTCTCGTACGCCCAGGCGTACACCGAAGTGCTCTCGACTGACGAGGGACGAAAGCTCTACGCTCAGCTGTAGAGACATCGCAGAACAAGGAGGAACCGCACCTTGACGTACGAGCAGCCGGAGTTCGCGCTCTCCATCGTCACGGCGGCGAGCTTCGCTTCAGCTCAGTATCGCTTCGCCAAGCTGGATGCCAGCGGCAAGGTGATCGTTGGGACCGCTGGGGCATCAAGCATCGGCGTCGTTCAGAACAAGCCCATCTTGGGGGAAGTCGCCGAGATCGTCACGGCTGGCGTCTCGAAGATCGTAGCGGGAGGTGCCATCTCCGCTGGCGCTTCTGTCACTTCCGACTCGACCGGTCGGGCCGTCACCGTTGGTGGTTCCGATTCGATCTCGGGTTACGCTCTGACGGCTTCGCAGGGGGCCGGCGAGCTCATCCCGATCCTCCTCGCAGTCACGGGCAAGTCGGCGACAGGGACCAAGGGCTCCGTCGTCTCCATCCCGTTCCAGTTCTCCACGTTGGCAAACGGCGACACCGTCACCAACTGGACACCGGGCTTCGCCGGTACGATCATCAAGTTCGCGGCAGTGGTTACGGTGGCGGTTTCGACCAGCGCCAAGGCTGCATCCATCAATCTTGAGATCGGTACTACGAACGTCACCGGCGGCGTGATCGCACTGACGGGGGTTTACGCCCTCGGTGTGACGATCGCCAGTTCGGCGATCTCGGCCGCAAACACCTTCACGGACACGGACACGATCTCGATCGAGGCCTCGGCCGTGACGGCATTCTCGGAAGGCGCCGGCGTCTTCCTCATCACGCTCATCTAGCCCGAACAGCTGTAGCTAGGAGGTCATTCACACATGGCACAGCCCACGGGCGGTGACCTGCATGTCAGTCGGCCGCTGACGAACATCTCTGTGGCCTACATGCAGGGCGCACAGGACTTCATCGCAGACCAGGTCTTCCCGGTCGTGCCGGTGGAGAAGAAAGCGGACTCGTACTACACCTACGCTAAGTCGGCGTGGTTCAAGTCCGAAGCGCAAGAGCGCGCTCCGGGAACCGAGTCGGTCGGGTCCGGCTGGACGACCGGGACGGACAACTACGCTTGTCGCGTCTACGCCGTCCACAAGGACGTCGCCGATCAGGATCGTTCGAACCAGGACTCGCCGGTGTTCGACCTCGATCGCGATGCGACCGAGTTCGTCACGCGCGACCTCATGCTCAAGCGAGAGAAGCTCTTCATCGCGAAGTACTTCGGCACGAGCCTGTGGGGCGTGACGGACCAGACCGGCGTTTCGGGCACCCCGAGCACCAACCAGTTCAAGCAGTGGAACGACTCGGGCGCCACCCCGATCGAGGACATCACCAAGCAGCGAACGGACATGGCCGAGAAGACGGGGTACAAGCCCCAGACGCTCGTCATCGGCGCTCGTGTGTACGAGAAGTGGAAGAACCACACGACGTTCACCGAGCGGATCAAGTACACGCAGACGGGCATCGTCACGACCGACCTGATGGCCGCGACGATGGATCTCGACCGCATCCTCGTTCCCATGGTGATCGAGAACACCGCTCTCGAGGGAGTCGCCGACGCCTTCAGCTTCACCTACGGCAAGGCGGCGCTGCTCGTCTACTCGGCTCCGAATCCAGGGCTGATGCAGCCGTCCGCCGGTTACACCTTCACGTGGAACGGGTTCCTCGGCAGCGGCGCCTACGGCAACCGCATCAAGCGGTTCCGGATGGAGCACCTGGAGTCCGATCGCGTAGAGGGGGAGATGGCATTCGACCAGAAGATGGTCGCTTCGGACCTCGGCGTCTACTTCACTTCGGCCGTCGCGTAGAACGAGGCGGAGGGACGAGATGAAGTACGCAGTCGTTCGTCGGGCGGATATCGCCGGGGAGCTTCTCTTCCCCGGCGACTTCGTCATCGATCCCGATCGGGCGCAGATTCTCATCGAGCGGGGCTACATTGTCCCGCTCGGAGAGTCCGACAACGCTACACCGCCGGGGGCGACGGTCGAGCCCACGATCAACGAGCTTCGTGCTCGTGCTCGTGAGCTCGGTCTTCCCGCTTCTGGGTCCAAAGCGGACCTCGCTGCAGCGATAGCTGCCGAAGAGGATCGCCTCACAGCGGAGCAGGCCTCTTCGGCTTCTCCCTCCGCCGAAGAGCCTGCTCAACTCGACGCGAGTGAGCAGTCGGACGGTGACGGGAGTCAGGAGGAGAAGTGACCTGGACGTACTCGGGGGATCCCGCCACAAGCGACAAGGACACCGTTCGGTTCCTTGTCGGCGATACGGATGCTGACGCTCCGGAGATCTCCGACGAGGAAGTTCTCTGGTTGCTCACGCAGGAAGTCAGCCCTTCACAGGCAGCCGCACGAGGGGCTGACACCCTCGTGGCGAAGTACGCCAAGCTCGTTGACAGGAGCATCGGCGCCGCTTCGATCTCAGCCAGCCAACGCTACGAGCACTATCGTACGACGGCAGGTAGCTTGTGGGGAGCAGCCTCGTCGACATCGACGATGCCGTTCGCTGGTGGGATCTCCGTTGCGTCAAAGACCGAGATCGCGTCGGACACGAGTCTCGTCGAACCAGCATTCACCCGCGACATGATGCCCTACACCTCGCCATTGCGAGACGGTAGGGAGACCATATGAGCCTCGACCCGCAGCTTCGTGAGATGCTCAACCAAGAGGTCATGCTCCTCCCTCGCGCTGGCAACAACGCGTACGGTCAGCCCGCCTTTGATGCAACGGTGACTCTCACAGCCCGGGTCGAGGCTTCCTCTCGACTCGTTCGGGACGCTCAGGGCAACCTGATCGGGTCGACAGTCACGATCTTCACCGTGGATCCGCCTCGGCGACCTCGACTCAACGATTCTGTCGAGTTGCCTGACGGTCGTCGACTCACGGTAACGGGAGTCGAAGCGATGCCCGACGAGAAGGGGAACGAGTACTACCTTGCAGTCTACGCTGGGTGAGTGATGCCGATCGACATCGAGGTGACGTCCATCCCCGACTGGATGCAAGCGATCTTCGGCGTGAAGTCAGACTTCAAGAAGAAGATCGAGGGAGCGATCTACCGCGAGTGTGAGCTCCTGATGACAGAGTCGAAGATGGTGACGCCGGTCCAGACCGGCGCTTTGCGGTCTTCCGGGACCGTCGAGCTCCCCGTGTGGTCGAACAACGTCGTCGAAGTGACGATGGGATACGGGGGCCCTGCTACGACATACGCTCTGATCGTCCACGAAGATCTGTACGCCTCCCACCCAATCGGGCAAGCGAAGTACCTCGAGGAGCCCGTTCGATCGAGTGTGGAGTCGGGACGCTCCGCAGCTCGCATCATGGCTGACCTCAATCGTCAAGGAAGTCTCTGATGCCTGTTCTTGACGAGATCGGGGCCCTCCTTCAGACGGGCGGAGTGGGGGTCATCAGTCGCGATCTCTTCCTCGGGCTTCGCCCTGAGCAGCCGGACGAGTGCCTGACCGTTGGCGAGTATCCGGGGAACGCTTCGACGTATGTCCAGAACATCGCGACGCCCCTTCACGAATCGCCGCAGATTCAGATCTCGTCCCGAGGGATGGACTACGAGCGAACTCGAGCGAAGGCGAAGGCTGCTTGGGACGTTCTCAACCACGTGACGAATCAGCTACTCTCAGGTACCCGATACGTGAGCATTCGGCCTTCGTCGCCAGTGGCACTGATCGGTCGAGATCAGAACGGGCGAGTGATCGTCGGGTTCAACGCTACAGTAGTCAAGGAGGTTAGCTAATGGCGGGTCGTCAGAGTGTGACGACGCAGGAAGGGGAAGTCGTCATCGGGACTGCAACGTCTGCGCCTTCCGTCTTCCCGGATCCGAATGTGGCGTACTCGTCGCCGTACGCCGAACAGCTTGCTCGTGCGGCGTGGGAACTCGAGCAGAGGGAGTCGTCCCCCGCTCGATCGTTCCGCGGACCCGACTGGTCGGACCTCCCGAACTACTACTGCCCGCTCTGCAACTTCGCTACGTTGGACGGCAATGCGGCAGTGATGGCACATGGTACGTTCGCCCATCCGGGCGTAGACCTGAAGGAGCACATCAGTGGCTAGGCTCGTCGTCACGCCGTTCATCCCGAAAGGATCGTATCCGGCGCTCCCCCTCACCGCGGATGCATCCGACCTTGCATTCGTAGTTGCCGGCACCTACACCGACGGTGAGGGCTGGGCGAACACCGGTCGAGAGATCCTGGTCGTCTTCAACTCGGGCGCATCACCGTACACGTTCACAGTGTCGTCGGTCGCTCTTCTAGGTCGCGTTGGTGACATCACTGCCTACAGTTTGGCAGCTGGTGAGTACGCGGTCGTTGGTCCGTTCGATACCAAAGGCTGGAATCAGGCCGACGGCATGGTGTACGTCGTCGGGTCCAACGCGCTCGTGAAGTTCGCGGTCATTCAGATGCCCAGCACCATCTTCCAGACGATCTAAGAGGAGTAGCGCAATATGCCGGCATACAGCTCCTTCGGGACACTGCTCCAGATGGGCAGCGTCGATGGCGGAGGCGGTTCGTTCACGACCATCGCTCAGGTTCTCGACATCAGCGGTCCCGAGTTCCAGGTCGACACCGAAGAGACCACGTCTCAGTCGTCCGCAGGCGGCTACGAAGAGTTCATCCCGACGATCAAGCGATCCGGGAACCTGACGTTCGACGTGCTCTTCGACCCGAATGCTGCGACGCACGAGTCTGCGTCCACAGGTCTCATCTACGTCATGACGAACAGGAAGCTTCGCGGCTTCCAGCTGCTCATGCCAACGACTGCTGCCAAGCAGTGGAACTTCCTGGGATACGTCGTCGGCTTCACGCAGTCGAACCCTGTCGCAGGGACACAGAAGGCGTCCATCACGATCAAGATCAGCGGCGCTCCGACCATCTCGTAGTGCAACGCTCGCGGAGGGAGAAGTCGAATGGGAGACGTGATCGAATTCCGACGGCTCACAGCCGAGGAGATTCTTGCTGTTCAGGACATCCGAACCGAAGACGTCGAGGTCCCAGAGTGGGGCGCGATCGTCACGATTCGTAGTCTGACGGGAACCGAGCGGGACAAGCTCGAAGCGGCGATGGTGGTGGAGAAGGGTGGCAACCGCTCCGTCAACTTCGTGAACTTCCGTGCCAAGCTGATCGCTGCCGCAGCGATGGATGGGGCAGGGAAGAAGCTGTTCTCAGCCGAGCAGATCAAGCCCCTCGGGGAGAAGAACGCTCAGGCTCTCGCCCGACTGTTCAACGTCGCATCGCGACTGTCGGGCTACTCAGAAAGCGACGTTCAGGAGCTCACAGCTGAACTGGGAAACGACCTGAACGTCGAGCTTGGTTCCGGTTAGCGGCCCTTCTCGGCGTATCCGTCAAACAAGCACAGCGAGAGGTCGACGCTCTCGAGTTTCAGGAGTGGCGAGTCATGGAGCGAATCGAGCCGTGGGGTGACCGACGGCTCGACATTCTCTTTGCCAGGCTTACAGCGTTCCTCGCCAACATGATTCGTGACGAGCACAAACGTCTAGACCCGTACACCGCGGGTGACTTCATGATCGACTGGTCCGAGGTGTGGGAGTCAGTCCTCGAGACTGTCGACCCTCGAATCGATGACGACGAGGTAGCGAAAGCGACGACCGAAGCTCTCGCAGTCAAGGTATCGTCCCTCAACGTCTGGTTCGGGGGAGAGCCCTCGTGACAACGCTCGCGACCTTCGATGTCATGGTCCGAGGAGACACTCGTCAGTTCGAGTCGTCGATGTCATCGGCGGAGCGAACTGGTCAGAGCTTCTTGCGGACCGTGGGATCGATGGCTACCGGCTTCATCGTCGCCGATATTGCGATGCGCGGACTGACGATGGCATTCGCAGCAGCGAAGGATGCCCTCATCGGCTACAACGCCCGCATGGAGGCGTCGTTGATCGGCTTCACAACGCTCCTCGGGT